GAATTTAGGCAAATTATCATAAACCTTATACTTACCATCTTTCATCTTAGTTACAACTTCAAGAATCTGGTACGTATCTTCATCAGAAATATTAAAATCTCCTTTGATTTTATCAACTGCACGATTTCTAACAGCTTCTTCTACAGCCTCTTTATTATCAACATCAAAAATGCTTACATCAGCAGCAGGAAAATGATCGATTTCTTGAGCAATAAGATCAATTTCATTTTCTTCATTGAGAGTTGCATCGACAGTTTCGGCTTCAAGAGGCGCATCGGGATTTACAGTAGTTTCTTCAGCAATTTTGCGAATATCAACTACATCCTTATCTACAGAATCTTCTGCAGCTTTAGCAAGTTCATCAACCTGCTCATCTGTTAGGGTTGTGTTTTTAATTTCATTTGTGTTTTCCATGTCATTTTCTCCTTAATTTTCAGAATCTGAAACTTCAGATGCCTGCATATTAGAATCTACATCAGCTGCTGTTATAGTCTGATCATGATGCATAGCTAGCTCTTGAAGCTTAAATCTAATACTAGTAATTACATCAGCTCTGATATCACTATGCAATATACTAATATAAGCTTTTTCAAAGAAATTAGAATTAGCAGAAACAATATTTAGGAAATATCTTTTCATTTCCGAATTGTTTCCGCAGATTAGAGAAATAATAAGATGGAAAGGCATTTCCATTCCACATACTTCTGTGATAACCTTATCAATATTTGCATTGATAATTGCAAGCTTAATATCTTTATATACACGCTTGCTATAAATTGTGCTACTATCTTTATTCTTTTTAAGGTCAGTCAACCCAAGAGAATCGTAAAGATAACTACGTTCACGATAAATAAAATTAGCGAAGAAAGATACCATATTATTGGTAAATTCGCATACCATCAAGTTATAAAGATGGAAAGCTGCAGAATAAAGATCGATATCAGGATCTATAGTAAAATTCAAATCAAATTCTCTACAAATAATATCAATGATTTCTTTATACGTCTCGTTTCTTACTCTAAGAACTTCATCGCGACTATCTGCTCCATATCTTGCAATAATAGCCTTAAAGTTCTGCTCCCAAGCTCCTACGACATTTGGTTTTGTAAGTACATGGACTCCAGAAAACCTGCTTTTAAGAGCTTCATCGACAATAGTAAATACAAATTCTGAATTGTAATGAGACAATACATCTGCAAGTTCATTTTCTGTTGTAATATTAAAAGACTGCAGATTTGCATTAAAACTACTCATAAGTATGAAATCTCCTTTCATAAATTCTTATGTTTAAGTTCGCCTAAAAATAAAGATGAAAAAAAAATAAAGAGGAACGATATAATCGTTCCTCTTTTTAATTTATTCATCATCACAATCATCAGGAATTGAAGCAGAGGCTGTAACCTTATCAGGATCTTCAAAGAAGATCATAGGCTCATAGAATTCTCCAGGATTTGGCTTGAATTCTTCTTCCTTAGGCGGTTCTATTCCTTGAATTGCATACTGAGGTTTTTCCATAAAGAATAGATCCATAAATGATGAACCATTCTTTTTGAAGGTTAGCGGATTATAAAGAAGTTTTCCTACTTTTTGATAGCTCATAGATACCGTGATACTAGGATTGCAAGTCAATGCTCTGTTGAGTGACAAAATCTCATAATTAGGATCATAGAGAAACCACTTCGGCTTCTTTAAAATATCCTCAGGATCTCTTAATTGATTGGACACAATAACTTCAATATGAGTTGAAGATATTCCTAAACCACCGTCATTAGCTGTCTCCAGAAGTGCTTGAAGAAGTTGGTGGATATCCATTCCTTTAATCGTACTATTTTTATTCAGTAGATTATTCAAGTGATTAAGAGTCTTAGAAAGTTCATTATTCTCGATAGGAACAATAAACAATGTCATTTCTGCAAGTTCAGAAAAGTCTACATGAATACATCCATCAATAGGCTCACCTTTCTTTCTAATAACAGAATTAAATTCATTAGAAATATAAAGCTTTGCTCCTTTGTCATTGGATATATGGAATGTTTCTCCATTCTGAATTACATCAAATTCTGTAATATATTCATTATAAATAGAAGGTCCATCATCGTCATCTCCCCCGAGATCATCGTCTTCTTCGTTTTCAAGTTCAATGAACTCCGGATCAAGAACGAAAGTACAATTCTTAGATTCGGCATCGGAATTAATACGAATCATGTTTCCTTCAACTTCAAAGAGCTCTGCAAATTTATCAACCCAAACAAGTTTTTCAACAAATGTTTCAAGAAGATGCTTTGCAGAAAGAAGCTTCTGAGTAAGGCTAGATGACAATGTTTCACTAGCGATACGTCCTACATTAACACCAAAATTAATTGCAGCATCATAAACTGTATATGCAAGATCCCCATAGCATTTATAACAAATACCTTGTCCTCTTGCTGCTGATGCACAAGTAATAGGCGAACGTAATAGAATTTCTTTACCGATAAGATGCTTATCTTTAGGAGTAATAAGCATTTCAACCCCATGAGGATCTAATCTATAATATCTATTACGAAGCATTTTTAATGTTTTAGCGTCCTTAATAGTAATTCTGACAAAATTAGGACTGCAGCAATCATAGTTGGGATCAGGATTCAAAAACGAATCCATATTATTCAAACCAAGAAGACGTGCAAAGTGTCCAGAAGAACCAACGTTATTATATTTAATAATTTGCGCTGTTCTACCTGTAGATGATTCAATGAAATAATCAATGGGATTTGCTACACCGCCATTGATAAATGAGTTATAAATCGGAACAGGGAAAATGCCTCCATGACCATCAGGCTTGCTTCCGATATTAATTGTAAATTCTTTAAACTGCTTCGGGTTTATTCCTTCAGAAGCTCTACAAGCATCTGCAAGACAATGATCATAACCCAAATATTGTTTTGCATTTTTCATAATATCGATTGCTCTGTTAGCGAATTTCATACCTTCTGCTTTAACATCTTCAATCGGTACATTATGAAGATCTGCATGCATACATTCATAGAATTCAGGGCATTTCTGCATAAGCAAAACATTATCTTCAAGATTAACTGTATTTGCCAAAAAGAGTGCAAATTCATCTATATCATGAATACGATGCAGCGTATCATCAATGATATTATTAAGCTCTTTATTAGAGAATTTTTTGCGGCTAGTATCGATAAGAAATTTATCAATATAATCTTTAATTGTATCTTTCTTTATCTCATTTGCAAAGAATACATGCTTTGATTCTACAGGAACCCCTGTCTGAATTAGCATATCCCACATAATAAGATTTAACAAATAATCTGGAACCATCAAATCCAAAACTTTCTTATCATAAAAATTTACGACAATAAATGATTTTTGAATTAATTCTGTTTCGATTCCATCTCTAAGAAGATTTAAGACAGAATCATAATGACTCTGCCAGTTTGCTTTTGTAATGTCTTTTGTTTTGACAAAGACTTGCTCACCATTAACTAATGGGGCATAAATACCATAATTTTCTGGGTGGCCTAATGCGGATGAGCCACAATCCTGAACGAAATAACCCTGCTCAAGGCGCATTCGTTCAATTTTTTCGTTGATTGTTTGTTTTGCCATTTTCATTCTCCTTTTATGTGTATTTTGCTTTTCGTTGTTATTACTTTGTTTTTGAAACATTAACAACTTATTTTTATCATAATTATAATATGTATCTAAAAAGAAATATGCGATAGTCCGAAGACTATCGCATACGTACTTTATTACAATGAAAGGAGATAAACAAAATGAACTTCAACCGAAAACATCTTTGTTTATATAGATGTTATTACTTTCTGAAATATTCAGGAATAGAAGCTTCAACAAATTCTTTATCGATAGCTTTCATAACAACAGCAGATTTATCGCCATATTTAGCAATGAGATCATTCATTACTCTACGTTCCTGAATACGAAGAGATACAAGCTCATCCCAAAGGGGATCATCCTCTTCCTTTGCCATATGGCAAACTGTAGTTCTGAGAAGAGTATTCACATTACCGTCAGCAAGTCTATCAATCATATCCTGATTGATAACTCCAGCTTCCATCATAGCTTTGGCTTCATCAGATTTAATAAATTCTTTAATCTTCGCAGAAGGAAGATTGCTCAAAGTTTCAAAAACAACTGCCTCACGAAACTGATTAGGGTTCTTGAGGGCACTTTCTAACTTGACATCAGCAGATCCAAAGATCTTGCTGTTTACCATTTCCATAAACATATCATGAGTCCTCCTAATTGATATTTATATAAATGTTGCTTGATTAGATATTATCATTATGAGCATAATATGAACTTTCATAATGCCAAAAACAAAATTATAATATATTAAATGGAGGTATATTAGAAATGCGAATTCCAGACACATTAACAAGACAGCAAGCAATGTATTTGCTTGAAAAATATTTATTAGACGAAGAATCAACCCCTAATTTATCACTAGACCAGTTAACAAATGGCTATATAAAAGCAGATCTTGTGCAGCAAGTAAACTGTGATAGAGTTCATAGAATTTTATATAAGCATAGTAAAAAATATAGAAATCAATCGCCTCATAAGTCTGAGCTTTTAAATTATGAACAAGCTATAGGCAAAATAATGGGATATTTGCTTGGAGACAATTATTATATCGTAGATCCAGTAAATATGGAGCAAGGAAATTCTGTAATTGTACATGACATTTTAAAGCAATATTCTAAGCGTTATAGAAAAGAGCTTAGAGAAGAGTCTAAAATGGATACTTACTTTAGATTATTTGGCCGTACTATAATAATCAAAAAGAAGGAGAAGCGTAAATGAAAGATAATATGCGAACTTCATTAGCAAGATATCCAGAAAGTGATATCTTGTATAATTATAAGAAAGTAGCAATGGAAATGCTACATTTTAATTTTCCGTCATTGAGTGAGGTTGAGTTAGCAGCGGCTGTTGATAACTCTATTTCTAAGCATTTTAAAGATACTGCCGTTCAGATTGATAATAATTATAAAAAGAAAACAATTGATATGACATTAAGAGGTCTTGCAGATTATATAATCTCAAGAGAACCAATTATAACCTCTTATGGAGTTCTATTTAACAGACACGGTGTATTGCCGAATCCTATATATACAATGGTCGATGGATTTATTAATGACCGTAAGAAAATGAAAAAAGAAATGTTTAAGTATCCGAAAGGATCTGAAGATTTCGAGAAATACAATTTGCTTCAGTTACTTTTGAAGATAGACAGTAATGGATTCTATGGCGCCACAGGCCAGTATAGTTGTATATATTATAACCTCTATACTGCATCTAGTGTAACAACTCAAGGAAGATCTTGTAACTCTGCAGCTGCTCTATTCTTTGAAAGCTTCTTAAATAATAATGTTCCTCATGCATCTATGAATGAGCTTATTACATTCATTCATAATGTGCTTAATGAGAAGCATCATTATAACAGCAATGATATTATTACCAACCATGCAACTCTTGATGAAACATTCTTCCAGTTAATGTCCACTACTGGATTCGGATGGGTACCTTCGTATGATGAGATGTATATCGTTTGGGATATTCTTGCTAAATTAAATCAAGATGAATTAGATAGGCTTTTCTACAAGAATAATCTATTCCACTTTATCGATAATATTCCAGTAAAACAGTCTATTTTGTTTATTCTTCAGCAATTATCTGCTCCCTTCATGGATCCGAATGAGCCGCCAGAGGAAATTCAAGAAGCACTTGATGAATTTTTGGCAGTTGTTCAAGAGTATGTTTATTATGATAAACAAATTACAGATCGTATTGAGAAGATGGCATCCCTAGTTCGTTCCGTATCTATTATTCAAGACACAGACTCTGCTATCATTAGCCTTGATGGTTGGTATCAGTATGTAAGACAATTATGTGTCGGTGTGCCGATGAATATTAAGAATGAAGTTGTTGATGCTCTTGAATTTATTGAAAGCGGAGAAGTTAAAACATCTGAATCTAAACAAAAGATTATGGACTATAGCTTCTTAGACGATGATATGATTGAAATGGATAGACTGATAGATCCTATGGTTATCACACCTCAGGATGGACTCAGATACTCTATTATCAATATTCTGGCATACTGTATTGGTAAGCTTGTCAATGATTATATGGAAAAGTATGCAAGAAATGCTCATAGTGATAATGAACGTCCTTGCCTACTTGTTCTCAAGAACGAATTCCTATTTAAGCGTGTTCTTATTACAGATGCTAAAAAGCACTATGCATCAAAGATGGAACTTCAGGAAGGAAATATTATTCCTGAAGATAAATCCCTTGATATTAAGGGCATGGATGCATTTGTTAAATCCAGTACTAATAATGCAATTAAAGAAAGATTGAAAAAGATTCTTTATGATGATATTCTTAATTCAGAATCTATAGATCAGATTAGGGTTTTAAAGGATATAGCTATCGTTGAAAAAGAAATCTTTGATTCTATCAATAATGGCGAAAAGAGATTCTTTAAACCTGTAAAGGTAAAGTCTCTTTCTTCTTATGAAAATCCTATGCGTATTCAGGGTATTGTAGCTTCCTATGCATATAATGCATTGCATGAACCTGGAACTGAAGCATTGGATATGAGCATAAGAAATTCTGTTGATATCGCAAAAGTTGATATTAATATGAAAAATATCGATCGTATTAGAGAGTCATTTCCTTATGTATATGAGAAGGCTATACAACTTATGAAGACAAAGGAATTTTCTACAGGAATATCTTCTATAGCTATTCCTTCTAACGAGCCTGTTCCTGGATGGATTCTGCCATTTATTGAATACGCTCCCATTATTAAGGACAATGTATCAGGATTCCCGATTGAGTCTATAGGGCTATTTAGAGGTCCAGATACAAATAATTCTACTAATATAATTAAATTTTAAGAAAATGGAGGGTAGTAATACCCTCCATTCTTTTTTTTTGTAATTTAAAGGTTTTTTAATTGTATATCATTACAATGAGAAAGAGAAGCATTAGAATCTCTTAATCCTTTTATTCGTAGACATCTGATCTGCGCGCAATTGGATGTCGATTCGAAGCTACTTATTCTCATATAATATGCAGGAGGTGGTGAATTCAACCATTCTCCTTATTCAAAGCCTCCTGTGGTCATGTGGGACCCGGGATCATTCTGCTACTAGCACTAGCAGTCTGACCGTTATTAACCTCGAAAGAGTTTAATATATAAAACAAAAATTTTACGCAAAGGAGAATGGTAAAATGGCACACGACAATACCGGCAGCAATTTTGCAGCAGAAGAGGATCTTATGAATAAAGAGTTCAGAAAGAATAACCTCAACAACATCAACAAAAAAGAGTTTGAAAAGGATATCAATCCGGAAAATCCTGCAAGCGAAATCAATAAGAAAAATGAAGAGCTTATTGATCCCATGGCTTGCGAAGCAAGTCCTGAAGAGCTCGAAGCTAAAAAGAAGAAATGGATGGACATCTTCCAAAGATGCCCTGATTTCGCAAATTGGATTCTTGAAATCTATGAAGGAGTCGGATCTGCCGGCCTTGATGATATCATGAATGCATATTTCCATAACTAATTTAAATTAGTTATGGAAAAGAAAGAGCTTTATAAAGCTCTTTCTTTTTTTTAATTACCTCATGTTAGCTTTATATAGAATCTAGAACGAAATATTAAGGGGTGATGAATTATGAATAAAATCGTTGTTTATCGAACTCATATAGAAATAAACAATTATAGAAGAGGGGATTGCCCTCAATTAGAAAAAACATTCTCTGTTTATGATAGACTTTATCATAGACGATTTCCGAAAGGAATGATATATGATGAAGAGAGAGGAGTACTCATGCTCCCTAGAGGTATTGATATCGGATATGTAGAAAGGCTTCTACAGTCCGAACCTGTTGTTGATGGAACTATAGATCCAATAGGAGATGTGGGTCCAATTATGCTTAAATATAAACCTAGAGATACTACACAACAAGAAGCTATAAGATTTATGCTTAGTATGGATAAATATAAAAGAAATGAAAATAGCACAATGCTGTCAGTAAACTTAAATACTGGTAAAGGTAAAACATATTGTGCTATTGCAACTGCTGCATATCTGGGATATAGATCTATAGTTATCACAGATAATATTGGTTGGTTAGAGCAGTGGAAAAATTTCTTTATTGAATACACAGATATTACAGCTGACGAGATCTATATGATTTCAGGAGCTCCTTCATTAATGAAGCTCTTTAATAGAGACATTTCAAAATATAAAGTTATTCTTTCAACTCATTCTACTATTAAGAGTATTGGAGATAAGCAAGGATGGGATAAGATTAGATCATTCTTCACTCATTGTCAGATAGGAATCAAATACTATGATGAGGCTCATTTGAATTTTGACAATATGTTTCAGATTGATTGTTATTCAAATACATTTTTGACTTATTATTTAACAGCTACTCCTGGTAGAAGCGATGCCGGGGAAGATGCAATATTTAGTTTATATTTCAAAAATGTGCCGTCAATCAATCTATTCAATATCGAATCAGATCCGCATACGAAATATGCTGCAATTAGATTCAATTCTAATCCGACCCCAGTTAATGCAGCTAGCTGTAAAAATAAATATGGATTAAACAGAATTGCATATACCGATTATCTAGTTAGAAATGATAATTTTCAGCAATTACTAATTATTTTGGTCAATATGGCAATTCGAAAACCTGGAAAACATTTGTTCTATATCGGAACTAATGAAGCAATTCTTTATGTAAGAGACTTAATATATCAGAATTTTCCAGAATTGATAGGACAGATAGGAATTTATACAAGTATAATTCCTCCTGATAAAAAGCCTAGAGAACTTGAAAAGAAGATAATATTAAGTACGACTAAAAGTGCTGGAGCCGCAATGGATATAAAAGGTCTTGTAGAAACAGTTAATCTTGCAGAGCCTTTTAAATCCAAAGTTTTGGCTCAGCAAACTCTTGGTAGAACTAGAGCAGCAAATACACTATATAAAGATATTGTAGACACAGGATTCTATTATACAAAGAAATTCTATGATTTTAAGAAGCCTGTATTTAAAAAATATGCATCTGAATGCGTAGAAATTAATATGAATAAAGATGATATTGATAAACGAGTTCTGGGTATAATGGATAATAGAAGCAAAATGATTCAACCAATGGAATTTGCTGATAATCCATTTAAATCCGAAGAATCGTAAATAAAGGATTCTTTAACGATATACTATAAAAGTGAATGAGAGAAGGAATAAATCCTTCTCTCATAATTTTTATAAGGAGGTACAGAATAATGAAAGGAAAGGCAATTTTTAATCCTTTAGTTACGATGTACAAGTACGGAGCAGATAAAACAGCTCCACTCGCGAAAGACCGTGTAGCCGGTATTATCAATGATAATGAGAGTGAAACCACTCGTAAAGATAATACAGCTACAACCACCACCAAAGTTGACGAAACTGTCAACGCAACAGATGTAGGAGAAGCAGCAAAGACTGCTGGCTCCGAATCCGCAGGATCTGATGGAGTCCTTGACTTTAGCATGTTTGGTGTCAAAATTGATACCGATGCAATGTCTGGAGCAGTCAGATTTGAATCGCAGGAAGAAGAGAAAGCCTGTGCAAGACGTATGGTAGACGATGCCATTCGTCGAAACGGCATCAATACAAATCCTGCGGCAAATCCCATTTTTGGTAATCAGCCTATGAACAAAGGAGCTCCTATGCAGGGTGCAAGTCAGCAGCCTGTTGTTGGAAGAGGTAGACATAAGGTTGATAACCCGACTCAGCAGAAGCCCAAGCCTCCTAAGGCAGAAGCGGATAATGTTGAGTTTACTCCCGGCGTTCTCAATATTGAAGTAGAGCCACCTAAGCCTCCTAAGACTTGGCCTGATCCTACGAACAATGTTCTTGAGAATGCAGAGCCCATTCCCGAAACTGCTCAGTCCTTTGATAATTCTGCAGTGATTGCTCAGTTCAATCAATGTGCAGGACTTTTGAGGGATATTGAGAAGATTGCATCTGAGGTCGGAGTCCATGTCCAGATGATTTCGAAGCCCGGAAGCAATGGCCAGCCCAGTGGTTTGATCGAATGCTATGTGTATACAGGTCAGCCTACTCCGAATCCTTTCAAGGGATTCACAATCGACACCGGTGCTATCATCGATCGTCGAGTAAAGATCTTCCCTGCAATTGTTGAAGCAGGTTATGAGGATCTTCCCGCATATCCTGTAATGATTTCCAGAGATGGAAAGGAAGAATCTGACAATAAGAAGAAGGTTGTCGATGCTAAGTTGATTAAAACTCTTCTTGTCGGAGGTGCACAAATGCTTACTCCTAGCTCTATGTACACAAAAGATTATATGGAGCTTAATAAGCATGTAGCAATCATTACTATGCCTACAAGTCACATGAATTCTGAGACTCGTAAGGCCGTTCGAGATCGCCTGCTCAATGCAATGAGATCTGGTCTCTTCGAAGAAGCAGCGAAAATCGATCAGTTCGCAAGATTCCGCTTTGTACCTAAGTCGTACAATAAGCAGACCCTTGAGTTCGAACTCTCTAGCCAGGGTGTTCCTTACAGATTCTGTGGTCCTTGCATGAGCAAGAAAAATATCACAATCAAGTTTGGAAAAGATGGCAAGGCAACAATGTCTCATGAATAATCATTGGGCATTTGCCGATCCCAGGTACCTTTTGGTACCTGGGATTATTTTTTAATGCTTCGGCAACTTTTAAGTAACAGTTTTAAGGAGAATGAAAATCATGCCGAATGAATTAATAGAACCAATGGAGTTCTTTAAAATAGATAAAGTTTCAGATGATGTTTATGCTATTGGTCCTAATGTCATTCTGAAGTTTAATGTATCTCTATCCAAAATGTCAAATGGAAAGAGATTTCATTTTCATAAAGAATATGAATATCCGTCGAGAGGCGTTCCGGGCCTTTCGACTCTTGTAACTATAAAAAGAAGTTTTGACTATTATCTTTCGATAGAAAATATGACAAAAGATAATAGTGGAAATAAATTATTTATAAGAATTGGTCCTCAAGAATATATGATATTTAAAAGAGGACTTGAAGAAGCTATTTCCTGGTTTACTGATAATAAATATGCAAAACTATTTGCAAGAGATAGAGGTAAACTAATTCTGATGCCTCCAGTACCAGAATTTGTAATGCAAAATCTTCCAATGCAAAAGTATATACACATTCAGCCAATTATTATTGATAGAGGTATGGCCAATGATGATAAAGAACCCGGTATTAGATTAACACTGGGTGATAATTCGAATGTAATTGACATTAATCTTGATAGATTGATGGGATTATACTATACAATTTCTTGCTTTAATATGTATCAAGCAGCTTTGATCATGGTCAACTATATTCAAAGACCTGAATTTGGTACAAATCGCTTTGTGATGGAGCCTTCACATCTAATGGGTCAAGAATCTGGCGTAAGGTATGGCTCATCTGGAATAGAAGGAAGATTTGTAACTCCTCAAGGAAGTCCAGACAATATAAAAACCTTGGAAGGAGGACAATAACAATGTTTAATCCAAATATGCATTTATTTTTCGATAAAGATGAAAGAGAGCCTGCTCTTAGATATCTTGTTATGAAATTCTTCAACGGAATGGAAAATAAAATGGATACAAGAGCATTGGCTGCTATGATTGATATGATGTATGGTGTAAATACAGTAAAGATGGCAAATTATCTGGCTGTAGAAACCACTATAGTTGAAAAATATGAAAAAGCAATATTAGAATATTGCTCATTCGTAGATATTGATGCTGAGATTATGTCATATAATCCAGGACAATTTGTTGTTAAGTCAATAGTCAATCAGGCTTTAAAAGGTCCAGAATCTTTTGCACCATTAATGTACTGGGATCCTGGTAGAGAGTGGAATTTTAATAATGTGCCAAAAGAAGGAGCTTTAATGAATCCTTTAAATCATTACGTTCATTCTTCTCTTACTTTAAAGAATGTAGAATACCAAAAACTTCGCAATTTTGCTGTAAAAGCTTTACGTGAAGATTTTAAACTACTTAATAAAGCTTTTAATGATTTAGATAAGCAGAATACGAATAAAACTGCTACTCTAACAATTGAGCTTTTACCATGTGATACTTATAAAAATATAATAAATATCACAGATACATTACATTTGTATTTTTAAGGAGGAGAAAAAAAATGGATTACTTGATAGAGCATTTTATAAGAGTTCTAGATTCTTATAAGACCTTGAGAAAGGAATATACAAGAAATAGTGATGGTAGCTATACCATTGATATTTATGATATCCCTCCAGAACTAGATCTAGAGCTTTCTAGACTTAGCTACGATGAGGTTATAGGACAGAAAGAGACTAAAGATAAACATGGACGTGTTATTGGAGTAGAAAAGATTACTCAAACTACAATGTGTTTTGTTGGTATCGGAGAAGGACTTAATCTTAGGCTTGTTCTCGATAAAGATACATATGCTAAAAAGATGAATCTAATAGATCCAATTCTTAGGAGATATTTTGCAGCACATCGAAACCTCGGCTTTTAAAAATGATAAGGATAGAACGAAAATCGTTCTATCCTTATCATTTTTATACAGTAAAGATAAGAGGCTGATGCGCATTAGCAGCAGAAACATGAGCATCATCTAGTCTTTCTATAATCTCATCTCTCTTAGAAGCCTTACTCTCAAGATCCCCAATCTTAATATCGATATTTGCAAATACAGTTTCTAATCCTTCATAATACTTTAAATTTTCATACAAGAATTTAGCTACATCTGCTTCAGCCAATTCTTCAAAAATTTCCATCATAGAAGGGGGAATAGTCATAAGATTAGGAGCATGTTTAATAAATATTTCTAATGGAAAAGAATTCATTCCTCTCGTAATGTCTGCTCCAGTAACAGTTGAAATCTTAACCATATTAGGAGGTCTATATTCTACAAAGATCTGGTTGTTGAATAGCGACATATGGTCAGCTCTCATTTGTAGGAGAGCAATATCATCTAAACCATAATTATTTGTCATAAAATCATAAGTTCCATATCCTTGTGCTTCTTGCAGCCTTAAACTATCTCTTGAAAATAGAGACCAGTCTATATCTCTTACTCCTATAACTTCAACACCCTCTGGTACATATTCATCGATAAGGTAATAGCCATCTCTTCTTCTTTGAGCTAGGCTAATTTGTATATGCATAGAATTTGGAAAATATCTACTAAAAGTATCAAGTGTTTCGTTAGCTATAACTTCTTCGGCCCAAACAGATTTGCATATATCTTCAGGAAGATTTAGCTGTTTAGTGCCAAGACGACGCTCTATTTTATTCAATAAGGCGTTCATTTTATTCATTGGCATAATGATAACACCTCCATATAAACTTTATTTATTATAAATGTTAAACGATTAAGAGGAGCATGAACAACATGCTCCTCCAATCTATATTACCAATATTTACTTAAATTACCGACATTAATAGTATCCTTCATATACTCTTCTTCAGGATCGCTGTTAAAGTTTAAAAATACATCTGTTGGGATAGTTTGCACAGTAGTCTGTGCCTGAGGAACTACAACATGATACCTATCAGCCAAAGTCTTCTGAACTAGTTTATCATTTAATAGTCTATCCATAGCAGCTTGATCTCTTGCTGTTTCAGACTTCATCCAATCTTCATATAATTGACGACCAGGAGCATTTTCCAACTCTTCGAGCTGTTCATTAATCTCCTCATTATCAGAAATATCAAGAGTTTGAGTCATATCAGACTGGGGTTCACGAATATCGGTTACGGCTTCTTCCAGATCTGCATCTGTTCTAAGCACACGTCTTGTGATACCCCAGTTGTTCATTAAGTCTCCACCTTTATAATATACATAAAGCGCCCATAGCCATGAAAATACTTGGTCGTCGTGAGTATTGGAACTGTGTTCGACTTTACCATTCTTTTTAACTTCCATGCCGCAGAGTTCTTCATATATTGTAGGTGAAATAATTTTATCTTTATGGTATTCTACACGATCTCTTAATATCTCAACGAGTTCTTCACGCTCTGCTTTTGTAGAATCAGATCCGTAAACTTTAGTTTTCTGTGTTCTCTTATGAATAGCAGATCCCATTATTCTTTCTTCAACAACCTTATCCTTAATTGTATAGAATAGATTTTTCTTGATTGAAGTTTGTAATAGGCGTGCTATAACACTAGATCCAAAACCGCCGTTACGTTCTATATTTACTACAGCATTGGGCAACCATTGAGAAACGATGTGGTGAATAACCATTGCTAATTCTGGTGTAGAAATAAAGTTGCTATTGAGTTCTGCAACTACTCTTGTACTATAAGAGTCTACTACCGTAATAGCAGATGAGTCTCTTTGATATCCTCCAGATACGTCAACACCAATAATCGGAGGATATTGAATATTGAATCTTTCAAATATCTTTAATTCATACTTGTTGAATAGAAGTATTGTATTAATCGGCTGTCTCAATAGACCTTTAATAGTATCAAGATCTTCAGCTCTAAAGGGAGAATTTTCAGAAGAATTCGACCATTCGAGAAGAACCTCGCGGCGGATATCATCCCACTTCTTATTCATCGCCATGCAAAGCTGCTTGAACCACTGTTCAGTCTTACCAAGCTGCTGATATGTATACTTAATATATACGAATGTAGAATTCGTATTTGTCTCAATAATATTTTGAATTTGTTCCTTGCTAAGATCATACCATCTTTCGCTAAACGGAGTTGCAGCCTCTTTAAGGTTGAATGCCTCAATACCCTCATCTGTTGTAAGCATACCAGGAGTTGTTGTAATTAGCATACCATAAGGAGTTCCATTACGTCTAGCATTATTAGATGCAGTATTAAATGCAGGGACCATGTTTGTATAAATAATCGTATTATACTGAATAAAGCCATACTCGTCTATATAAATTAAAGGCGTTGTACGACCACGCATTAGGCTGGCTGCTGCAACTTTGTTTCTTGCAGATGCTACTGTTCTAATACGGTTATTATTAACTGGGTGCTGCATAGTCTCTACGTTATTCTTTCCTCTAACCTTTACACCATCCGGTCCAAAGGCCTGGTCCATAACAAGATAACTTGGTAGCAGTTCACGTATATCTTTAATACGCTGCAAGTTTAATTTAGAGTCTTCAAATTTCTTATTTAAGAATGTCATTTCAGCATTTGCCGTTCCAAAATTAAACAAATACAAATACCATGCAAGACTCGAAATAGTTTTACCTGTCTGACGAGGCTGCTCTAAGAAAATATTCAAATTCATCATCAGACAGAAAAGAAGAGCTAAATTTCCACGGGTTAATTCGAATTTAACACCAGTCTTTTGACCAGAGTCTGGAATACGAACAACTTCTCTGAAAAAGTACCATGGATTATATATACATTCTCGTAAAACTTTTTGTTTCATGATCGAATTTAAATTAGGATCATGAGGATCAATTCTGGCCAAATCAGGATCTAGCAATACGAGCATAAATCTATAGTTTCCTATACCAGTTTCTTTCAAATAATTTGAAACTTCCAGGAAACTTTTATTAGTCGTACTCATATGATAGTAGATTGTGGTCTGTGTTTTACCATACATTACGGCCATAAGATTAGCCTCCTTTCTTATAAAATGAAAAGAGAAATTTTATATTAATTATAAGTTGGCTGCTAAAGAAAATATGAGGAGTCCGAAGACTCCTCATATCGTGTGTGTTTAGACCTTCTTTTTCAGACAATAATTCTGAATCTCATTTGCAATATGATTTTCGAGATTTACTATAAAAATATCTCCAGTTTTAGCTACAAGCCTAACCTGACTGCCATTATTAATAACAGTTGCAGACTCGTACAAGAAATCAATCTGATTGATCAAAGATCTGATATTAGCAGATTCATTCTTAATATAGCTAAGCACGCTAGCATTTGTAATAGGAATAAGCAGTCCATTTTTATTCATAGATTCGATAGGCTTATTAGCAAATCCTGCAGATTCTGTTACAAGCTTCGTAGTATATGCATGAGGATGAGAAGGATAGATAACTCTATCCCAAGTAATAACTTTAAGATTTTGAACGACATTACGACCCTTAATAGTTTCAAGAGATCCAAGAGCTCTCAAAGACCAGCTAGGAAGAACTCCTTCTCTAAGATCCTGGTCAAATTCTTCACCAAGAGCATTATTTGTACCCTTAAAATGAGCCATAACATTATTTCCATCCATCCAAATCTTAAGGAAACGAGCTACGGTATTATTGGGATCAATAGTCTGCTGACGAATCATAGCACTATCCATAGGATGACCATTCTCGGACAGCATATTTCCCGTACTAAGCAATTCTTTTGTTCTTGCGCAATTTATTTCACGAAGAAGATCGTTATGAAGATAGCAGCGGCCATTTCTATTTTCTTCTTCTGCAGTTTGAATAATTCCTTCTCCAATTACTCTTTTGCCATTCTCAGAAATAACCTTTGCTTCCTGAGCTTCCAAAGGAGCACTTTCGAGGATTACATATCCAATCGTTTTATTCATAGGCATTGTATACGCACCTCCTAGTTTCATTTATCGATATGTTGGCAGTTTAAGACTTTTTAGGCATTAAAAAGATATTACAAAGCCAACGATATAATGAGAGATTATTTCGATTACGGGTATGTAAGCGTGTGGATACAGGTGATCGATACTTTTATCAAAATGTATTTTGCATTTGATAAGAGGACATCTCTTATATAAGTTTATTAAGAACTCGAGAGCTTAATAAACTTTGGGAGGATATGAAAGCTGAAGAAGTATATTTCGTAAATATATAGACCCTAAACTATATATTTGCTATAGCGATATATACGTCTTTTCTAGATTTGGAGGTGATGGCCCAAATCTAGAGAAAATAATGAGATGACTAATGAATGAAATGTATGTAAGGTCCCTTTATACAGGGCCCGGCCTATAGGCTGAGTCTAAGCAGCCTATAGGTTTTACTTTTTAAAAATAACATATATTTGAAGCTCGTGAGATTTTTTCTTTTCTGGTTTTATTCCTTTCACCCGTGTACTCAGTCCTAGAGTGCACGGGGCTTTTATTTTATATAATAGCTATATATTATAAAAATAAGAAGTACGAAACTTCTTAATAAAAAAAAATAAATTTTGGAGGACTACGAAATGGAACACATTGTAAGTTTTAAGAACAACAAGAAGCATGAATGTGATTGTGGCGAAAACTGTTCTTGTAATAAAAATACAGCTGTTGCTGCAAAAATCACATATCAAGAAGTAGCTATGGGCAAGATCAATCAGCTCATGGACTATGAGCAGACTCTATTCGAAGGAGTTCTTCCTAGAATGGAAGAAGCTCAGTTTAGAATTAGTGATGAAGGATATTTTGTAAGACCTAAGAATTGCGAAGCTCCGCAGCTTGCGGCTTATTTTCCTGCAATGGCTCTTCATGGTGTTAGCCACGAACCTCATAGTTGCGCAATGACTATGATTGCTGCTACGGATAAAGGTCTTAGGTATGCACTTCCTGAAGAAGATGGTAAGATTGCAGATGGTGGGCTTGTTTGTACACCTTGTATGATTGGAAATGCTCAGAGACCTAGTGCTCTTCTTATTCCTCTTGCTCATCCTGATATTGTTAGAGATGGCGTTGAGATTGCTATGCAGATTCATAATAATATGCTGGATCAGATTGACGCTATGAAAAATGGATTGAGCGATAATGCGGAGCATATTGCTGTAAACATTCCTGATTAAGCTTTTATCATAAAGGCAGAAGTAGAAAAGGCTTCTGCCTTTATTTTTTTTTCTAAAGTCATTGAATTACTTTACTTGACGTCTAACTTATAAATAATCAAAAATAGAGGGAGGCGGCAACTAGCATGAAACAAGCACAAGTTAAAGATATTAATAATAGATTGCATTGTCTTACCAAAATCAATAATGCTCAGTCACAGAATAAGAATCGTTCTTTTCTAGAAGGAGCACAATTTGTTTTGAAACAAAACAGACCAGGAGATATTAAGCGGCACATTGAGGCGGCCGCTTATTCAAATCGTGAAGTTCCATTTTATGCAGTAATGGAACTATTCGATGCTTTAGCTATAAATGGGACTCCTAGCGATATTTCTAAAATGGCAAGCATTATTGCAGAAAATATTGTTCCTAAAACCAGAAATGCTAAAGAGATGCAAACTTTGATGAAACGCAAAAATACTTCTATTGCTCATAAAGTATATGCTAATTATGATCGTAAAGATGGCCATACAAGCGGAGGAATAAATTCTTCTAAAGCCGTAGCTGATCAGAAAAAAGCAGAACAAAATACTGCTGCTATCAAAGAAGGGTATCAAACCATTCTTGATGAAATCAATATTTGTATTGCTTGCGATAGAGTTCTAGAAAACTATAATAGGATTTCGAAAAGATTTAATCTTGAGTATCTTATTAATGAAAATACAAAGCATAATGGTGTTAAAGACACCATAGTCGAATTATGCACAAGAATTGATACATATGAAATGCCAAATGCTGTAAAATTTAATACAGTTATTGAAACAGCGCTATATGGATTCAGTCAGAATAATATTGAATTCAATAAATCTGATATTATAGAAACTGCATTGAATTACTTTGCGTTCAAGCCAAATGGTTTAAAAGAATGCGGAGAAGTTATGGATGCTACTATTTTCTATGATAAGGAATCTGATAGCAATGATAATATTAAAATGCTAATGGAAGATCAACCGGAAGATGATAGAAACGATATTCAAGAGCAGATTTCTGCATTTTATGCTGGAACAATTTCTGAATCTGTTGAATTCTCAGAATTATTCAATAAATTTAAGAAAGAAGAAGCATCTAAAGATGAAAAAACTCTTATGACTCGTTTTAAGTCATTAATTTCTAAGCTTTATGCTAGAAACGTAAATAGCGTTGTAGAAGACACCCCTGATCTTTTACAGTGGATTAGATCTTTCTTTATTATTGGATCTGCTGCAATTCCGATCGTTGGCCCTATTTGTATGATTATAGGGTTTATTGCAGATAGATTTATTTCTATTCATATGAATAGAGAAGAGTCTGAAAAAATGGCTAAATACTTTGCTAATGAAATAAAAGCTAGTAAAGCAAAATTGGAGAGCTCTAATAATGCTGAAGATAAGGAGAGACTTGAAAAATATATTAAATCTCTTGAAGAAGCTCATGAAAAGATTACTATGTATTACATGGATCTTCGTGGGGATAATGAAGAGTACGAAATTCCTAGTGCTGAATCTAATAAAGATGAATTTGATTTCGATGATGATTTCTTCGATGATGAATTCGAAGATGATGATCTTTTAGAGTCGGTTTTCTTTAAGAAAAGTGCTAAATTAACAGAAGCTGTTGGAGAGTTCGTGCTCGATAATCCGCTTTCTGATTCTTCTATTTATAATCTTGCTTCAGAAGCAGATGATGAAGATCTTATAAACCTATGTAGTCTCGCTACAATGTATCCTGATGAATTCCACAAGGATTCAATTTGCCAGGCTATTAGAGATAAATTAGTAGATATCAGATCTGATAAAATAGTTTTCGAATCTACAATATCTAGAGTTACAAAGATTGCTGCACTATATGATGCTCTCAATATTCTTGAGTCTAATTCTATATCAACTAATGATCCACATTCGTTGAAAGATATGATGATGAAAGTTTATTACTTTGGAGAGGCATATCAAGCAGTTGTAAGAATGAGTAATGCAATTGCTGAGAAGAATAATTCTATTCTTGAAGCATCTTTTGGTAATAGTATTAAGCTTGCATCGTTAAAACTTAAACAGGCTATGACAAAGCTAAAAGATAAGGATAAGCAAATTTCTCGAAATATCGATATTAGCATGAATAACTTTAAGAAATCGGCAGAAAGAGCACTTACAAATGATAATAGAGAAGCCATTATCAAAGGAAGTGTATTGCCTTCTGCATCAAAGATTGTAAAGATAGCACTTGCTACTGGAATCACGGCTCTCATTAATCCCGTAATTGCAGTAATTGGCCTACTTGGATATCTCGGATGCTCTGCTAAATTTAAAGCAAAAGAGCGTCAGATGATTATTGATGAGCTAGAGATCGAGTTGAAAATGTGTCAAAAGTATATTGATATTGCTGAGCAGAAAAATGATATGAAGGCTCTTAAACAGTTGCTTCAAACTCAGAGAGAGCTTGAGCGTCAGAAACAGCGTATTAAATATAAAATGCAAGTTGACTTTGGTCAAAAGTATTATGATGCTAAGTCTGATGATGACTAATACAAAAGGAAGGATCTTTTTGATCCTTCCTTTTTATTTATGCTGGTTCAACATTAAATTAAATATTTTTCAGAAAAGGAGGAAAACTTTATATGGGTCTTTTCTTTCCAAGATATAAGGTAAAACCACTTAATGAAGTAGAATTAGACGGTCAATCTTCTGAAAATGAAGATGGTACTGAAGGTACTACAGACTATAGTGCTCAAGCTGAAGATGGAGACAATACTACAGCTACTACGGAAGAGCCTACCGATAATAATGATAATCCCCCTGAAGACCAAAGCACTTCTAATAATGAAGAGGATAATACTTCAGCAGATGATACTGGTTTAGGTGATGGTATGGAAAATCCAGAGGATGATTCTACAGATTATTCTGCCATGGGAGATGAGGGAAGTAATGATAATACTAATGATAATAACAGTAATAGTACACCCTCGACAAATAACGATGGCGAACAAAGTTCTATAGATGAACTTAAACGTCAAGAAGAAGAAATGTACGCAGATTTAACTCCTGAGCAATTAGATATCAAACATCGTGAACTGAAGACTCAATTCTTATCAATGTTTGATTTGACAACTCAGATTATTGAAAGAATTAATGATGCTGCAACAACAGAAGAAAATATGCCTATTATAGAATTTGTATCTAATAAGCTCTCTTCGCTTAGAGACATGATGACAGATTATATAAATAGTGTATATAAAACTAAGTCTTATATTGAAAATTCCATTAATTATAATAAATTTCTTGCTATTTTGAACGGAATTAATAAAATTCTAGAGGAAATGAATCAAAAAGAAGTTAAATAATGTTTTTCAATTCTGACTTATCATAACATCATGGTAAAAATATTGTCCGTAATCAGGGCGTATTTGAAACATCTTATATTAAGCTTAATAGAAAGGAGCATTTAATATGCCTGTAATTGGTAATCGCAGATCCACGGCTTCCATGGGCGACGGTTATATGCATGATTCCATTTATGCATTTGCCGAGAGCTTTAGAGAAGTCGCTAAGGATATTTACAACGAAGGCGTAGATCTGTTCCTGGAGCCCTATAAGGCTCTTCAGAACGGAGCTACCAAGAATGCACTTAAGAATTTCTATATGGAGAATTCTTTCGATGCAAACGAGTTTTCCGCAGTTAACCCTGGTCATGCAGCAGAGCTTGCTGAAGATGCTCAGGCTATGATGGAGGCTCAGTTCGAGAATGACCTCGAAGCTATCTACGAGCACACTAACGTTGGTGCTATGAACCCTGTTATCGGTATGACGTTCCCGCTTCATAAGAATATCCTTATGAACAACGTATTCGATAAGGGCGCTATTCCGAAGTTTGTTGCTCGTGAACCTAAGTTCACCATTTCCCTTGAGCAGAGAATTCTTCAGACTCCCGATGGTCAGGAGATCGATATGTTCAAGGAGCAGTACAAGATCCATGACGCGATCGCTGCTACTGCACCCTACAAGGAAGTAGAGATGACTCTTCCTCAGACCGAGGGCGCTACTGATGTTCTTGCTGAGATCGGTGCTACCGGTGAGGATAATCTCTCTATCGAGACTCACATTTCGGCTGTTAAGGTTACTGGCGTTCATCTTGAGGCTGGTGACTACAACCCCGAGACTGGTGAGGAGATCACCACTGCTGGCGAGTACTCTTTCTGGGCACCCGTTAAGCTCGAGTTCACTCCTTCTTACGGCGAGATTGACCGCATCATCGCTTCTCAGGTAGTTATTATCGGTAAGGATGCTGCAAATGCTGGCCAGAAGAAAGAGTATAAGGACGTTATCACCGGCTTTATGCGTAACAACAAGTTCATGCTGAACGGTTCTACCGGTCTCGTAACTGCTGTTAAGCTTAACGCTCGTATCGATACTTCTTCCGCAATGCTCAAGACCTGCAGCGTTCGTTGGAAGGTTAACACCGATATCGTTGAAATCGGTTCGGCTACTCCTATCAACACGACTGTATCTCCTGAGGAAGTTAAGGACGTTGGAGCTCTTTACAATGTAAATCAGCTCTCTAAGGTTCTCTCCCTCATGAAGACTGTTCTTGGCGAGTACAAGGATACTTCTATCAAGAATCAGCTTGATCAGTCCTTCCTCCGTATGCCCGAGACCAACAAGTTCTCGACTACGTTTGACTTCGCTCCTCGTCAGGGCTATGCTCTTGATCACGTTGAGTGGCGTCATAAGACGTTCATGGACTACCTTGACAGTGTTTGCACTGGTCTCTTCCAGGTTCTGAACGATCCTAATATGACGGTTTCTATCTTCGGTGCTCCTGATCTTATTCGTAAGATCACTCCTACCGAGTATACTTATCAGACTCCTTCTAACATCGGTCCTGTTGAGCTTGACTTCGTAAAGACCGTTGTTACTTCGGACAAGAGAGTATATCAGTTCATCGCATCTGATAAGCTCCGTGGTAAC